TCCGCATCGTCTCCGGCCAGCTCGCCAACGGGGCCAGATGCCGGGGGATCGATGCGGCCTACTTCCCATATTTGCTGGAGCGGTATAGGGCGGGGATTCGGGAGGGGATGCTGCACGCTGCATGCTTCGGGGAAAGGTGCGAGGTGTGTGGTGGCATCTTTATCGGCAGTGAAGGACAATCGCTTTGTCGGATTTGTTACGTTGATGGCCCAACGTGAAGTTCAGCGAGAACCGGGCTTTAAAGGAGTATATATGTGTGATTATTGCGAAAAAGGAAAAATAATATTTGAGGAAAACCAAATCGACACAGGGATCATTCACTGGTGCGGCGAAGTCAAAGCGAAAGACTTGCCAAATCTTCCTTGCTAACAACATGCAATTTGACATTAGGGAATATTTAAATAACAGAGGAGTTTTTTATGCTTCTTCTGGTAAAAATGTAAAAAAAGGGAATATAAATATAAGATGCTTTAATCATCCTGATAGGTCTAATCATCTCTCAATTAATCCACAAACGCTTCAGATGTATTGTTGGATCTGTGGGTCATTAGGGCATGTCAAAAGGCTTATTAGATTAATTGAGGATTGTGATCCGCTACAAGCCAACAAGATCCTTAATCAGTTTCAGACAAGTCAAATCATTTTCCAAGAAACACAAGATTATATTCATCCAGAAAAAATAAAGTTTCCTTCTGAGTTTTCCAAAAAATTTGAGCAATATCATATAGAGTATTTAGAAGAAAGAGGATTTGATTACTTAAAATTAAAAAGAGATTTTAATCTTTTTGCTACTCCTCATTATGGGCAATTTAAATATAGAATTATTTGTCCTATTATTATGGATGGAAAAATTGTTAGCTTTACAGGAAGGGATGTAACAGACCTTCAATATTTACGCTATAAAAATTGTGCAGAACATCATGCAGTTTTGCCAAGAAAAGAATTGATTTTTAATTATGACAATATTTTAAATGATACAGTTATAATTACCGAAGGCCCGTTTGACTGTATGAAAATTGGCTCTGGTTCGATCGCTTTATTGTCAATGGCTTTTTCAAAAGAGCAAGTTCTAAAATTAAAAAAGAAGAAAATAAAAAAAGCTTTTATTATATTTGATTCAGGGGAAGAAGAGCAAAAAAGAGCTAAGCAATTAGAAAGTTTTTTAACTTTTATTCCTGAAGTTTTTCATGTAGAATTACCAGAAAAATATAAAGACCCTGGAGAACTTCCAAGAGATGAAATTTTAGCATTAAGAAGAGAGATTTTTATTTAATTATCCTTCCAGATGAGCCTTTTTATAATTAGAATATTTTTATTGACTTTTATCATTGCCCTTGATATAATATGCGCCTATGGGTGGGAAGTTTAACAATTAGCCGGGAGATAAAGATGGAAGAAGACAATGTCCAGCAATTATTCCCTGATAAAGAAATTAGCCCTGAAAAACTTTTAGAGGAGATTGTTTCTTACCAAAAGAAGAAATATTTGCTTCTTTTGGCGGCAGGCTTTGATAAAAAGCAAGCTATAGAATTAACTAAAAATATTTTTGGCAGGCAATAATATGGGAATTTTTTAACAATTTTTGCTTATATCATGGCGATTCCTTCTACGTTGTTTGCTTTATTTTTCTTATCATGCTTATTTATTGTTTTAACCAACCGACATGCACATTTAGAAATAAATGGATATAAGATATTGTTTGGCTGGTTAATAACAGCTGCATGTTGGGCGTGGATTTTAAAGTGAGAAATTAAATGCAACAAAATCCAGACAATAAGCAAGAAGTTTTACCTGAAGTTTTAAGACATAAGAGTAAGAAAAAGAGGGGTAAAACTTCTTGCTTAGCTAAGAGAAATGCCTATTTTGGGTGTAATATTTGTGGGTCGGAAAATGTTGTATTCGAAGGTGTAAGTTGTTGTAATTATTGTTGGACAGAAGAATTTTTTATATCCCATGATTACTATATTTTTATGCTTAATATGAGTGTAAAGCCAAATTGCGAATGCCTTGAAAAAAGAAAATTGACTGAGAAAAGAATATTTTTCCACCCATCAATTTTCGGAATAACGTCTTGTGTAGATTGTGGAGCGCATAAAGGGCCGCTTTGCCCTAATTGTAAATCTCCTGGATGGTATAAATTTGATAAAGGAATAAATAAGTTTACTTGCCCAAGATGTAAATTTAGAAATTATTAAAAATAAATTAAATAGGGGTTATAATGAATAGCGATTTTAAAAATGAACAAGAATTAGATAGATTGTCTAAAGAAAATTATAAAGACACGATTAATAAAGCTTTAAATTCTTTAAATTCTTTAAATTCTTTAAAAATAGAAGATGTATCTAATAAAGAAACAAATTCCCCTGAGGAAGAAAAGGCCTATATTCCTTATAAGTCTAAGGAGGGTTTTGTAATTCGCCCAGTTTTGAGAGGGTTTTCGGAAATTAAAAACCTTTATTATTTAATAAAAGGAGAAAATTTAAATTGCTTTATTTGTGGGGGATATGTTAGATATATGGCTTCCCATACTTTAAAGCCGATTCCCCCAGGAGATATTGATATTTATTCATACGATGATGAGGCTTATGAAAAATTAAAAGATCTTCTTGTAAATCAAGAAAATTTAAAAGTAAAATTTGAAAATGAAGTCTCTTTGACTTTTCATAGATCTTCTGATGAGAAAAATAAATTTTTTGCTTGCCCTCCTATTCAAATTATAAAGCCAATAAATGAAGGGGCCATTAAAGCTAATGGAGACATGCAAACGATTTTAGAAAATTTTGATTTTACTGTTATTCGTTGTGGTCTCCTTAATGAAAATGAGATAATGGTTGATTCAGATTTTGAAAATGATGAGCCTAAGAAAATTCTAAGAATTAAAAATATCCACTGCCCTGTGTCTTCAACTCTTAGATGCATGAAATATGCTGCAAAGGGATATTGGCTTCCACCATTTCAGGCCCTGCGTTTATTTCTTGATTGGGAGAATCGGGATGAAGATTATAGGTTAAAAATTATTGAATTTTTTCAGAAAAGCGAAAAAGAAGGGTTATCTAAAGAAGAGATAGAAGAACTTGAATCTTTAATGAGGATTGATTAAATATGGAAAAGAAAAAACCAATAGATACCAACAATATTTAAAATTAAAAAAGGAATTCGAGCCAAATATATGAAGGATAAACCTAAAATGTATGTTTATCAATGCAATCTTTGCCATAATATGCTTCAAGAGGAAGAAGAATTAGGGGAATGTGAGTGTGGAGATGAAGATTGGTGCTGTTTAGATGAAAATTGCGAGGGAAAATTAATTTTAAGGTGTATTAGTTTTCAAAAATGCGGGTGCTGTATTTTGTGCGAACAAGAAAATGATGAATATTATATGAATGATGATACTGAAGGAATGACGGAGAATTAAAATGGAATTAGTTGAAAGTTTGGTAAAGTGTCGGGGCATGTGGAATTGGCTAGCAGATAATCCAACAAAGACGAAAAAAGATTATTTGGGTTTTATTGGAGACCCTTCTTATATCTCGGGAGATTGTTATTGTTGTGAATATTTGAAGTCTTCAATGTTTGGAGGATGTGATAATTGTCCATTATTTGGGTTATGGGCTAATTCAGAAGATAATGCTATTTGTACGGCTTCATTTTTTGATTCATGGGATAGGATAAATATTTTGTTGTATGATAGTGAATTTTTTGCTTTATGCATTGTAGAAGCCTGTGAATATAGATTAAAAGATTTTGACTATGCTTTATAATTATTTTTGAAGTGGCGAGGATAGCAAAAAAAATGGCAATTCCTAAATATGTACATTTGCATAGACATGATACTTTTTCCCTACTTGATGGTTTAGGAACCCCAGAACAGGCAGCAAAAAAAGCTAAAGAACTAGGATATAAATATTTAGGAGTTTCAAACCATGGGAATGTAGATGGCTTAATTAAACATCAAAAAGCCTGTGAGAAAGAAGGAATCATCCCTATTGCAGGAACAGAACTTTTTATTGTTCCTGATAATGAATTTAAAGAAAAGGGAGAAAAACGAGGCCATATAACAGTATTTATTAAGAATAAAATTGGTTGGCAAAATATTCTTAAAATTCTAAGCAATGCGAATCTTAATGGTTTTTATTATCGTCCGAGAACAGATTTTAATTTTTTCTTAAATAATTGCGAAGGACTGATTGTTTCAACTGCTTGTCATAATTCTTTTATTCTTCTTAAAGGTGGTCTAGATTTCTTTTTGCAATTATATAAAAAACTTCAAGATGATTTATATCTTGAAGTTATGCCTCATGATATTCCAGAACAAATAGAATTAAATAAAACAATTTTAAAAATATCAGAAGATTATAATATTCCAATTATTGGGACGTTAGATTCTCACTATATCGAAGAAGAGGATTGGGAGACTCATGAAATTCTTTTAGCAATGCAGACTAAGGCAATTTGGAACGATCCAAATCGCTGGAAGTTTGGGATTAAAGGACTATATCTTTGTCCCACTAATATTATAATGGAAAAATTTGAAAATCAGGGAATTTTAAATCAAACTCAAATTCGCCAAGCTCTTTCAAACACATATAAAATTGCCCAAAAATGTGAGAAATTTAGAATTGAAAAACAACAAATGGATTTGCCTGAGGTTCCGCAGTTTAAAGGATTGAATGAAGATAATATTCTTAGACTTTTATGTGAAGAAAGGTTAAGAAAAAATTTTGAAATAGTCCCTCAAGAATATAAAGACAGATTTGAGTATGAATTTTCTGTTTTAAAAGGTAAAAATTTTATTCGATATTTTTTGATTGTTTATGATTTAGTTAATTTTTGTCGCAAAAATAATATTTTGGTTGGCCCCGGCCGTGGTAGTGTCGGGGGCTGTTTAATTGCATATTTAATGGGGATAACTATGATAGATCCCATTAAATATGACTTGCTGTTTGAGCGCTTTATCAATCCAGGAAGACAGTCTTTCCCGGACATCGATCTAGACTTCATGGACACTAAAAGAGATAAAGTTATAGCCTATCTCCAGAATACTTATGGACAAAATCAAATTGCTAGCGTGACTACATTTCTTAAACTTGAAGATAGAAGTGTTGTTAAAGATGTAGCAAGAGTATTTGAAGTTAATCTTTTAGAAGTAAATAATTTTACCAAAACAATTGTTGAGGATATTGAAACAGCTATTGGAACTGAAGAGGGGAGAGCGTTTAATAATAAATATCCTAATGTTATAAAACATGCTTTAAAACTTCGTGGGCAATATAAAGCGTATGGTCGGCATGCTGCTGCTTCTATTATTTCTCCTGAGGATTTAAATTTAGGGACACGGGCGAATTTAGCTGAAAGAAGCGAACAATTAGTTGTTAATTGGGATATGGAAGATTGTGAATACCAAGGATTAATGAAGCTCGATGTTCTTGCATTAAATACCCTCTCTGTTGTAAATGAGACACAAGAGCTTATTAAGCAAAATTATGGAAAGGTTATTAATTTAGAAAAATTAAATTTAGAAGATCCAAAAGTTTATAAAGAAATTTCTGCTGGCCATAATGAAGGATGTTTTCAAATTTGTACTTGGTCTATGAATAATTTAATTAAGGAAATGGGAGTAGATAATTTACACCAACTTTCCGATGCGATGGCCCTTGTCAGACCGGGAGCTTTTGATTCTGGGGCAACAGAAGAATACATTAAAAGAAAAAAAGGCAAAACATGGACTCCAAAACATCATATCTATGAAGAAATTACAGAAAAGAGTTTTGGGATTTGTTGTTATCAAGAACAAATAATGTTTGTTTTTAATAAAGTTGCTGACCTTTCTCTTCAGGTTGCAGATGATATTAGGCGTATTATTGGTAAAAAAAGAGATCCAAAAGAATTTGAAAAATATAAAGATATGTTTATTAATGGTTGCTTAGAAAAACAAACTCTTAGCAAAGAAGAAGCTCATCAATTTTGGGTAGAACTTCAAGCGCATGCCTCTTATTCCTTCAATATAGCCCATGCTCTAGCATATGCTATATTGGCTTACTGGACAGCATGGCTAAAAAAATATTACCCTTATGAATTTCTTGCTGCAAGTTTATCAAAAGGAACAGACAATCAAAAAGAGGCCCTGCTTAAAGAAGCAAAACGTCTTAAATTAGAAATTATTCCTCCAAAAATAGTATATTCTCATACTAAAAATTGGGTTGCTAAGGGAGGAAAATTATTTGTCCCATTTTCAGAGGTAAAAGGAATAGGGAATAAGGCTTTAGAAATTATAGAAGCAAATCAAACAATTAAAGATAGTTTTTTCAACAAAGAAGAAAAGCCAATAATTAAGGGCAAACTAAAAACAATTCTAGATGGAATCGGAGCTTTTACAGATGACATTCCTGAAACAATAGATCAATATTTTAAATTAAATTTTGTGTTTTCTGTTGAAAATAAATATCCAAATCTTAATAAATTAATTGGCAACACAAATAATTATAATCTAGATGATTTATTGACAGGGAATATTCGTTCTAGGTTTTTTGCTAAAGAAATAAAGCCTATTCCCCCTCTAGAAGATTTAATAAGTTGCACTAATTGCGAACTTAGGAGAAATTGTAAAAAACCATTGAACGCCGCCTGTGGGCTATACAATGTTATGATTGTAGGAGAATCCGGCTGGACAAATGAGTTTCAGGAAGGCAAACCATTTGTAGGAGACTCTGGTAAAATATTGTGGGATGCTTTAGATAAGCATGGTTATGATCGTTCTATGTTTTATGTTACAAATGCGATAAAATGTAAGGGGAAAAATATCACTAAAGAGCAAGTAGAGGCATGTAGACCATGGTTAGAAAAAGAGATTGAAAAAGTTAGCCCCTTTATTATTCTAGCTCTTGGCAATACAAACTTAAAATTTTTTAAAAATATTGACACGGGAATATTTAAATGGAATGGTTCTACTGAGTGGAATGAAGAATATAAAGCTTGGATTTGTTATTGCGTTCATCCAAGTTGCTGTTTGTATGACAAAAATGAAAATATGCCAAAGCTTAAGGAGGGGATTAATAACTTTATAGAAAAAATCGAACAATTAGGGGGATTTGAATGAATGATAAAAGAAATTAATCCATATATTTTTGTAGAAATAAGTCAGGGGACTGAAATGCGTTGCCCCCTATGTTATTCTTTTGGGAAGAAAGATGATATGCTTATTAATGACAACGAAGCAGAATTTGGAGATGCTATTTGGTGGAATAATTATGAAAATCATTGGGAGTGCTGGGATTGTTGGCTAAAATAGGGGGGGTTTGAATGAATTCAATTAATATTGAATTAAATGAAGCAACATTAAGAAAATTAGTTAAGGATTACTTGCAAAATAAATTAGGATGCGTTAATATATTCGATAGTCAAATTAAAATACAAGTAAAATCGAAACAAAACTATAAGGCTGAGTGGGAAGAAGCTGCATTTAGAGTAATGATAAATATTGGACTGGAGGAGGATTAATGTTAACTTATGAAGAAATGTTTGAAAGGTATAAGAATAGTTTTATTCAAAAATTATCTGCTCTTGAGGTTGGTTCCCCTCAAAAAGCAATTTGGGTTATTAAATTTAAAGGAAAAATTTTAAAGCTCCCCAGTGGAAAAAGTTCTTGGCGGCAGATAGGACATGCTAAGTGTGCCTTGCGAGTTGCATTTGATTCTATTGCTTGTTGTGTAGTTTCATATAGAGAAAAATATGATTATTATGAAAAAGAAAAAGCTTATGATGATGCCATTAATTTTTTGATAGAGACCGGAGAGATACAATTTATTAATGTTCTAGCTGACAAAACAACAAAATCAAATAATTTATTAGAGCGCTCTGAAGTTCTTAAAACAATAGAAGATGAGCCTGAATATCCAGATGTTGAAGATTTTTCAAAAGAAATAAAAAATGTTATTTTTCATGAATATAGTGTTTCAAAAGAATTAGCAGAAGCGATGGCTGATTGTTTAATTATAATTGCTCGTTCTTCTGTAAAAGAAACAAAGAAATGCCTTTATGAAAAAATTAAAAATCTTTAATTATTGGTATGCAATATGAATATTTGCGGAAGATGTTATGCATCGGTTGAAAAATTATTTGAACCAAATTGTGAAGAAAAGCCAGAAGTATTTATTGGTTCACCATTAGGGCAATATCATTGTCCAGATTGTGGAGCTATGATTCTTGCAGGAGTAGCACATCCTAAAGTTTGTAAATTGTGTTTTGATAGAAAACATCCAGGATTTGATATTATAAGATAAGGAGGGACCTTCCCTATTCTGATAAAATTCCATGCGATAAACATTTTAAAAAGGAGATAAAAAGGTAGAAATATGAAATGGGAACATTGTTCTGTTTCTCCAAAAGAATATGGAGATTATTTAATTTATTGTCCATCTTGTGAAGCCTATTCTTTTGGAAGCTATCAAAAATATTGTTTATGGGTTGATGAATGGTTTCCATACGATGATATTGTTATTGAAAGTATAAAAATGGGCAAGTATGAAAAGCCTATAAAAATAAAAGATCGATGGAAATTAGATATTTATACTTATCCTAAAAATTTTTATTGGGCAAAACTTGAGGCTCCCACTAAAGGAGAATAAATTGGTTTACGAAATTCTTAAAGAACTTGAAAGAAATGGGTCTTCTAAAAAGAAGTTAGAAATTTTAAACCAAAATAAAGATAATGAAAATTTAAAAACATTTTTTAAGCTAGCTTTAGATTCTCATATTGTTTTTAATATTAAGAAAATTCCTGAATATATTTCTAATTATGAGAAAGGAATTGATTTAAAAATTGCTTATGAAGAATTAGAGCTTTTGATTGATAGATCTAAAACAGGTTATGCAGCTATTGAACACCTTAAAACTATTTTAGAATCGCTTTGCTATGAAAATGCAAATGTAATAGAAAGAATTATTAAACGCGATCCTAATTGTGGCGTAGATTTTAAAACAATTAATAAAGTTTGGCCAAATCTAATAGGAATTCATCATATAGCTCTTTGTTCTTTGGCTACTCCTAAATTAATAGGAAAAATGTCATATCCTGCAATCGCCCAAGTAAAAGAAGATGGGGCGAGGATAAATATTATTGTAGAAAATGGGAAAGTTGTTCATAAATCTAGAGCAGGCAAACAAATCGATTTTCTTGGTTGTTTAGAAAAAGAATTTGAAAATTTTTTAGATGGAGTATATGATGGGGAATGCCTAGTTTTAAATGGCGCACAAGTTTTAGACAGATCAACCGGAAATGGAATTATTAATAAAGCTCTAAAAGGGACTATTTCAGAAGATGAAGCATCTAGCGTTATTGTGAGGTTTTGGGATTATATTCCTTTGGAAGCTTTTAAAAATGGGAAGTGTTTTATTCCTTATGGAGCAAGGTTAGAGTTTTTAGAAAAAGAAATAGAAAAAAGTAAATATTCTAGTAAAGTTTTCTTGGTAGAATGCCGAAAAGTAAACAATTGGGAGGAGGCTTTAAATTATTATGATGAAAAGCTTTTAGAGGGGAAAGAGGGTATCATTGTTAAGGAAAAAGATAGTATATGGGAGGGGAAGAGGCTCAAAACCCATATTAAGCTAAAAGAAGAAAAAGATTGTGATTTACTTTGCATTGGTGTTACTCCTCATAATAAAGACCCTGAGCTAATAGGCTCTTTGATTTGCGGATCAAAAGATGGCAAATTAAGAACTGACGTTGGTTCAGGACTGACAGATGAATTAAGAAAAAAGGACATGACATTTTTTATTGGCGAAATTATTACAGTTAAATTTAATTCTGTAATAGAAAAGAAAAACGAAAAAATTAAATCATTATTCTTGCCTCGTTTCGTAGAAGTGAGAAATGATAAAACAGAAGCAGATAATTTAAGCGAAATTGAAAAGGAGAGTTAAAATGATTGTAAAAAGTGATTTTGCTCAAGAATTTAAACCTATTAAGTTAGAAATAACTTTTGAAACATCGCAAGAAGTAAATAATTTTTGGCATATATTGAATGTACCTTTTGGAACTGTTGTCAGGGTTACTGAAAATTCTTCAGAAGAACCATCATTTGATTTTAAATCTGCTAAAGCTATGAAAACTAGAATCTGGGCAGAAATAGATAGTCTTTTGCATATACTTAAAAAAAGGTAAATAATATGCTTTATTTAAATGATAGAGAAATAAAATTTGGGAAATATCCGAATTTAGAAAGCTATTTGTCTATTTCTGATTTAGATATTAAGGAATTTAATTATATTAAATTTGTTTTTGAGAGCAATGAAGATCTAATCAATTTGGCGATTTTACAAGAGTATATAAATGATATGGGGGCTAAAACATGTCTTTATATTACTTATATGCCATATTCTCGGATGGACAGAAAAAATGATGTTTATTCTTTTAGCCTTAAAGCAATTTGTCATTTGATTAATTCTATGGGTTTTGGAAAAGTAATAGTAAGGGAACCTCATTCTGCGGCAACAGGAGATTATTTAGCAAATTTTTCTCAAGATAATTGGATAGAAAATTGTTTTGAGAAAATTTGTAAATTTTCTCATACCGCTAGTCTTTTTTATCCTGATTTTGGAGCATTGGCTAGATATGATTTGCAAAAAGTTGGACTTCCTGTAGCATATGGTAAGAAGACTAGAGATTTTACTACAGGAGAGATTAGAAAGTATGAGATAAGTGGTTTTTTACAAGGGAATGTCCTTATTGTAGACGATATTTGTAGCAAGGGAGGGACATTTATTAATGCCTCCAAGGAAATTAGAAGCAAATTTCCCAATGTTGGCGCAATAAATTTACTTGTCTCTTATTGCGAAGATAATGTTTTTAATGGAGAACTGTTTGATTATATTGATAGAATTTATACAAGTCCAGAAAGAGAATTAAAAAACCATCCAAGAATTATTAAAGTTAGAGAAGGGGAATAAAATGACGCAAACTCCGCCAACGCTACTTTGTGATTTTTATAAGGTTTCTCATCGAGAGCAATATCCAGAAAAGACACAAATGATTTATTCTACCTGGACACCACGAAGTAATAAATATCATCCATCTGTAGATAAAGTTGTTGCTTTTGGTTTTCAGGGCTTTATTAAGAAATTTCTTATTGATTATTTTAATGATAATTTCTTTTCTCGGCCCCTTAAAAATGTTATTACTGAATATGCACGAGTTATTAAATATGCACTGGGAGTAGAAAATCCTCATACAAAGCATCTTGAAGATCTTCATGCCTTAGGGTATTTACCATTGCACATTCGGGCATTGCCAGAAGGAATGTGTTCTCCTATTCGAGTTCCAATGCTAACAATTTGTAACACCGATAAAAGATTTTTTTGGCTAACTAATTATATTGAAACTCTTATGTCTGCTGAATTGTGGCCAATGTCTACAGCTGCCACAATATCAAAAGAATATAATGTTTTGCTTAGTAAATATGCTGAAGAAACAGGCGATCTTGGGTTTGTTAAATTTCAAGGGCATGATTTTTCTATGCGAGGCTTGATAGGAGTAGAAGCCTGTAATTTAATTGGTTCGGCCCATTTACTTTCATTTGTCGGTTCAGACACTGTTCCTGCTATTTTTTATCTAGAGAAGTATTACAATGCAAATATTGAAAAAGAACTCGTTTGTTGTAGTGTTTCCGCAACAGAGCATTCTGTTATGTCCACCGGTGGAGATGGGCAAAATGAACTAGAAACCTATAAGAGACTCCTTACAAAGGTCTATCCAACCGGAATTGTCAGTATTGTTTCGGATACGTGGGACCTTTGGAAATGCTTGTCCGATGTTATTTCTCCATTAAAAGATGTGATTATGTCCAGAAATGGGAAGTGTACCATCCGTCCAGATTCGGGAGATCCTGTAAAAATTATTTGTGGAGATTTGTCTTCTTCAAATCCACTAGCTCAAAAGGGAGTAATTGAGGTTTTTTGGGATATTTTTGGTGGGACTATTAATGAAAGGGGATATAAAGTTCTTGATCCTCATATTGGCGCTATTTATGGGGATTCAATCACTTTAGATAGATGTAAAAATATTTGTGAAGGATTAAAACAAAAAGGCTTTGCTTCTACAAATATGGTTTACGGAATCGGCTCGTATACTTTTCAATATAATACTCGTGATACTTTTGGTTTTGCGATTAAATCAACAGCTTGTATGATTGATGGAATACAGAAGAATATTTATAAAAATCCAGCAACAGATGATGGAACAAAGAAATCAAATACAGGAGTTGTTGCTGTAATGAAGGAAAACGGAAAATTGATCTGTAAAGACAATCTCTCATTTTATCATAGAGAGCCGGATTTGATGCGGACAATTTTTAAGGATGGTTTGCTTTTAGTAAATGATTCTTTGCAAAGAATTCGTAATCGATTAGCTGAGGAGAGTTTATGGAATTAAACCCTAAACAGGATTCAAAAATAGACAAATATGCTTTAGATGAAGAAAGTGCTAATATAGCTTCTCTTATTCAAAGCTATGATGAATTATGGGACAAGGCTTTTAGTCGATATACTAAATTAAAATCTCAATTTGAAAATTTACAAGACGATTTAAAAGAGGTTAAGGCAAAGCTTGCTTTTAAGCTAAAAACAAGCTGGGGGGATTATGGATTTGATAAATCTCCTTCTGATAAAGTTGCTGAGAATTGGGTTTTTACTCAAGAAGAATATTTAACCCTTATCAATAAAATTAAATTACTTAGGGAGGAAATGGCAGAACAAGAAAGCATAGAGCATAAATACAAAAATTTTCATTATGTCTTGTTAGAAAAAAGTAAGAAAATTGATCAATTGAAAGATCTTTTTTTTAGTGGTTATTATGTAAAAGAGGCAATTCAAGAAATTCAAATTCAACCAAGGGAGGAAGGTCAAGAAGAATTAAATGGGTTATCTCAAAGAATGGGTAGTAGAGCCCTGAAAGGGAGAAGAAAATTAAACAATGAATCTTGACATTTTTGTTTGGTCCTGGTGGAGTTGGGCGATTCTTTTTGTAATTGTCGGTTTATTGGTTACAAAAGTGATCCCAAATGCTTTTAAAAGAATGTTAAATGCTTTTTTCCAGAGTTTATTTAGTAATTTATTCCAAAGCTATTATTCTTGTCGATTTATTTATGAAGAAAAGATAATAGCAAAAGCAAAATCTTTATTGCCGCAAGAAAATAAAAATAATTAATGGAGGATTCAATGGCTTTTGATCGTAGCAAAATGAAGGAAGGGTTGAAACAACGGCAACAAGAACAGGAAAGCATTCGAAATGACGGGAATAGCTTTGAAACATATTTGAATATTTCTGAGGGAGTTAACCAATGGAGCCCTAAGTTTAAAGAAAAGCCATTGGGATATATGTTTGATATTGTCCCATTTATCGTAGGGAGTAAGTGGCCAACTTACCCGAATGTTAAAAGGCAAGGAGTCTCTATTATTAGTTTAAAGGAAGGCGATCCTGCATATGTTTTAAATCTATTCATCCATACAAATGTTGGCCCCCAGAATTTGAGGATTGTTTGTCCATATGAAAATTTTGGGCTTCCTTGCCCTATTTGTGAAGAGAAGCTAGAAAAACTCGCTCAAACTTATGTAAAGGAAGAGCGCCATAAGATCCATCAAGAATTTGGTACTCAGCATCGAGTTGTTTATAATGTTGTTGTTCGAGATAAGGGAGAAGAGCAAGAGAAGGGTGTTCAAATTCTTGATTATCCATTTCATTGGATGGAGGAAAAGCTACAATCCCTTAAAATTAATAAGAGTACTGGAGAAGAGAGGTTTTATAGCTGGCCAGATAAAGATGGGTATTCTATCTATTTTGAAGGGACTAAGCCGGGAGAGAGGAAGTACATCCTTGGTGGGTATGAGTTGGTAGCAAGGACTTATGATCTTTCTGACAAGGAACTTTCTGGGGCAATTACACTTGATGAATTAGTAGTTCTAAAGAATTATGATCAGATTAAAGAACTAACTAAGGTAAAAAAGGTTAAACGAGAAGATACACCACAAGAAGAACTTCCGCCACGGAAGGGGCTTAAACAAAATACACCTTCTGTGCCTAAAGAGGAGGAGCCAATTGGCGATGATGTTCCACTAGATTTCCCCCAAACGGCTTCTTCAGAAGATGCGGAATGTCCTTGGGGCGGGATTCTAGGAGTAGAATTTGATGAATATGAAGAATGTGGTGAGGCCAAGTGTAAGGTTTTCCAACTATGCAAAGCTGAGAATGCAAAGCTGAGAAGGCCTACTCCTAAACGGAAACTTAAAAATAGTGACGATATCCCATTTTAATATTTGTTAATATACTGGGGTAGAATTTACTACCCCAGTATATTACAGCTTAAATGTTTATAAAAACAATAAAAGGGGTTTTATGGGAAGAAAAAGCACCAAGCAGATTGCAGATGAAATAGAAGAAACGATTACTGAAGATATTGAAGAAAATGATGAGCCGGAAGGAGTAAACCCGGAACTATTGCTTCCTACGGGGATAACTCTTCTTGATTTAGCTTGTTCCGATACTATTGTCGGCGGAATTAGTATGGGGAAAGTAAATACTATTCCTGGAGGATCAAGCTCAGGAAAAACTTTTCTTGTTTTTAATACTCTTGCAGCTATCGCAAATGATCCAAGGTTTGAAGAATACTCAATTATTTATGATGATGCCGAAGAAGCATTAGAGTTTAATATCTCAGAGCTTTTTGGTGCGAAGCTTTATAATCGTCTTATTGCTCCAAAGACCGGGAAAGATGGCTCTATCCATTCTAATACAATCCAAGAATTTAAGCATAATATTTTAAATTTTTGTAGTAAAGGAGGACCATTTATTTATGTTTTAGATTCTTTAGATTCTCTTGCTTCAGATGAAGAAGTTGAAAGAGAATATAAAGAAGCTGTAAAAGCGGCTAAGTCAGAGGAACATTTAAAGGAAATTAAGGGATCTTATAATACAGAGAAAAGTAGGATTATTGGCCAAGTTCTACGAATGATTAAAAGAGAGATTAAAAATACAAATTCTTCAGTTAATATTGTTCAACAATTAAGGCAAAATATAAATGCTGGGTTGTTTGGGAAGAAGGAAATTACTAGTGGGGGAAATGCTCCTTTTTATTACTCCACGCATCAATTTTGGACAACTAAAATTGCCTCCCATAAAGATTCCCAATATGATTTGAATATTGGGCAAAGAGTTCAGATTAAAGTAACCAAGAATAAACTTACCGGAAAGAAAAGAACAGTTGAGATAGATTTATATGATTCTATGGGATTTGATAATTTAGTAGCCAATGTTGATTTTTTAACAAAGAATGGATTTTGGGCTAAAGAAAAACAAACAATTAAGGCTCCTGAATTAGGAATAGAATTAACTAAAAATAAATTAATTGCTCATATTGAAGAAAATAACCTTGAGACAGAAGTAGATAAAATTGTTGAAGTTGCATGGCTTGCAAGAGAAGAAGCTATTAAATTAGATAGGAAGAGGAGATTTGTATGAAAAAGGGGTATACTCATATTACAATTGTTCTAGACCGTTCTGGCTCGATGGGGATCATTAAAGATGATGTAATTGGAGGGTTTAACACATTTATTGAGGAGCAAAAGAGCGTTCCTGGAGAGGCAACAGTTACTTTAGCCCAATTTAACGATGAATATCAAGTTGTTTATAATGGAGCATATATTAAATATATTGGCCCTCTTAATAACGAAACATTTGTTCCTAATGGGTGGACAAGGTTATATGATGCTGTAGGGAGAGCGATTGAAGAAACTGAGGTTTATTTGCGGAAGATGAAGGATAATGAAAGACCAGAAAAAGTTGTTTTTGTCATTTTCACTGATGGACAAGAAAATGATAGCAAAAATTATTTAGCTAGTCATATTAAAGATATGATAAAGCATCAAGAACAAAAATATAATTGGCAATTTGTTTTTCTTGGAGCTAATCAAGATGCTTGCTTTGAAGCTGCAAAAATTGGGATTAATATTGATAACGCTATAACTTATGCAGCAAATAGTCTTGGAGTGCATGATGCCACTCGGTCTATTTCTAAAAATTTAGTTAATTATCGCTTAGGCAATGTTGAGACAATAGCATTTACAAATAATGATTATCAAAAACAAAAAGAAGCAGGAGCGCAATACAAATGAGACCAGATGATATTGTTTCTCTTATTGATGATATTTCAAAAGAATCAGAAATTTATAAAGATGTAGTTAATAATTTAGTGAAAATAGCAAAAACTTTTGGACCAGAAGTATATCAATTGACAGAAAGCTTGATTTTAGGGGTTGCTTCTATTAAAATAGCAACATTTAAAAAATATATTTATGCTGGGATGACAAGAGAAGAAGCTTTAGCTCTTACTATGCAAACTTTTGACTTTAAAAAAATTAATTTAAGGAAGTAATTAAAGGAGGAATTAAAATGGGGAGTTGACAATTCTTGTATTATTTGCAATAGCTGGATTAGCAGGATCGTTTGCCCATCTTTTTATTTTAAGAAGTCTTTATATAGATTTTATGATTAAAAGATCGGGAGATAAAAGCGAATACCCTAATCATGATATAATGTGTTTAAAATTCTGGATTTGGAATATTAAAAAATTTAAAGAGAATATTTAATGAAAACACTATTAATAGATTGCAATTATTTATGCAATGTGGTTAAATATACAATTAAGGGGTTATCTTACAAAAATGAACAAACAGGCATTATTTTTGGTTTTCTTGCTAAAATAATTTCTCTCATTGATATTTATAAAACAGATAGATTGATTTTTGTTTGGGATACCAAAATATCAAAAAGAAAAGAGATATATCCAGAGTACAAAGAAAATAGAATTAAGAAAAAAGAAGAGCTTTCTCCTGAAGAAAAATTGTTTGAAAAAATTTGCTATTCTCAATTTAGAGATTTGCGTATTTATGTTTTACCGGAATTAGGGTTTTTCAATAACTTTTGGCAAGAGGGCCATGAAGGAGACGACTTAATTGCCAGTATTGTAATTAATATCCCTAATGATTATTTAGTTTTTTCTAACGATAGGGATTTATATCAATTACTGGATTATTGTTCATTATTAAATAGCAAAGGAGTATTGTATTCAAAAGAAGATTTTTTTGAGGAATTTAAGATGACTCCAAAAGAATGGATTCTTGTCAAACAAACGGGAGGCTGCAAAACAGATAATGTAAAGGGAGTTGCGGGCGTTGCTGAAAAAACAGCCATTCAATATCTAAGAGGAGAACTTAAAAATACTGGTAAAAAATATCAAAGTATTGTGTCTCAAAACGGGAAAGAATTGATTGAAAAGAATAAAATTTTAGTAGAAATACCATTTCCTGAGACTAAAATTCCTGAATTGAATTTTAGTAAATTAGATATTTCAAAATTTATTAAAATTTGCAATCAGTATGGGTTTAAAAGTTTCATAGAATCTGATAAAATGGATAAGTGGCGAAAGTATTTATGCAATTAAATATTAATTATGGAGGTTCCGCATGTTTGAATGGATAAACCGCATTTTTAGCACGAAAGCAAAAAAAAACAGGAGCCTCTGTTTCCTCGAATCTCATCGGCAAGGCCCGTGGTTCACGAGTGTCACCACCTCCGCCCAAAAGAGGGCAAATGATGTCATCATCTAATGTGACAGCGCATCATAATTGTCATGGTAATAATTTTATGATGGGAGTTATGACTGGCTCTCTTTTGTCTTCTGATGACTATAAGAATACAGATATTATTGATCATAACGGAGAATTCGGTGGAGGAGGAGCATCTGGGAGTTGGGATAATAGCGATTCTTCAAGCTCGTCTTATGATTCAGGGGGAGATTTGTCAAGTTATAGTGATGACTCTAGTAGTTATTGAAATTGAGCATTCTAATTATATATTATAAACACCCCGTTGATATAAAATAAGGAGATATTTTAATGAAAGGTTGTTTTAATTGCGGAGAGCCATTATTTTCTTGGGAATCACAATTTGAATGTCCAGATTGCGAAGAATGGTTTTGTGAAGATTGTTTTGATCCTGTTTTAGATGTTTGTTATGATTGTAGGGAAATTGAAAATTATGAGTAATAGTAAAAATAAGGGAGGGAATTGGGAAAGAAAATTCTCTAAAGAATTATCCTTATGGTGGAGCAATGGCGAAAGAGATGATATTTATTGGCATACTCATGGGTCAGGCTCTAGAGCCACTAATAGAGCGAAGAAGGGAAAAACATCTATAAATTATGGTGATATCCTTGCTGAAGACTCAACCGGCCAGCCACTTCTTGATATTTTTGTAATAGAATTAAAAAAAGGATATAATAAATCTAATATTTTAGATGAAGTGGATACAGCAAGTGATTCACACCCATTTAGAAAAAATTTAGATCAAGTGATTAGAGATTCTATTGCGGCCAACAAAGAGCCATTATTGATATTTCATCGAGATAGAAAAAAACCTTGCGTTTGTTTTTATAAAACCAGATTCTTAAAGATGACAGATTTTTTTGGGGGATTGCCTCCTAAATCCCCTATGATTATTTTAGATGATGGTTTTTTTGATTTTGTAATTTTTAAACTTGAGGATTTTTTTAATTGGGCTAAACCAGAATATTTTACAAGTAGGCTATTAAATGTCACCTAAAGCATTTGGAATCCCTTTATGGAACAAGAGAATAAAAAAGAGAATAGGTAAAAAGATTATAAACCAAATAAGAAAGGGTTTATTTTCCCGCTTCCTTAAATTTAAAGATTATAAAATTGGAGATTTGATTTGCGATTGTAGCGGGTTAAATATTAAAATTGTTGATATAATTCCAGAATACATATGTCTTAAAAATAATCAAATTTTATATGATATTGAATTTAAAAATGAGCATGGCGGTTTTTGTTCGTTTTTACATTGTGGGGTTTCATATCCAATAACATATGAACAAGCAGAAAAATATCGGGAATGGATTTTAAGTAATCCAGAAATGAGAAAGATGTTTTATAAAGCATATTCTAAAGAAAATATGGAAATAAATCTTGATGGAACATATAAAAGAAAAGATTGGAATGAATAATGCTGAATAAAATTGTTATAAAAAATTATGAGAATCATAAAGAGACTATTATTGAACCATCTTCAATGGTGACAATTATTTCTGGAGATAGCAATAATGGGAAATCAGGATCTCAAAGAGGTTGTATATGGGCTATTAATAATCGCCCATCTGGCTATGAGCCTATTAAGCCCTGGAATGCTAAAAATAAAGATGTTACTGAAGTAATATTAGAATTTGATGATGTTAGAGTTTCTAAAAGAAGGTCAGATGATTTTCATGAATATAGAATTAATGAGCAAAAACCCTTAATTGCTTTTGGCACTGGAGTTCCAGAAGAAGTAACAGATGCTTTAAATTTAGGGACTTTTAATATTCAAGGACAACATGACAGGTTTTTCTTTATTGGAGAAAACTCATCTGAACGAGCCCGAATGCTAAATGAAATTGCCGGCCTTGAAATAATCGATAAATCAACCTCTAAAATAAATAGCATTGTCACTGAAACAAATAATAAAATCAAAAAGGTTGATAAGGAGATAAAAGAGACAAAAGATAATCTCAAAAATTTTGAATCTTTAGACAGAATAGAAAAACTTATTCTTGAAATAGAGTCTTCGAATGACCAAATAGAAAAAATAGAAAAAGAGAATAAAATAATTGAAAAAATTATAAATGAAATATCTGCTATTGATTCATTTATTAGTGAAAAGAAGTCTCTACTAATAAATGAATCAAATGTTGTAAGAATAAAAGAAGATATTGTAAACTTATTAAATATTGAAAGTAAGACAAATCTTGTTTCTAAAACAATATCTAATTTGGAACATATAGAAATAATTATTGCAAAATATATCAAATATGGTAAAATAGAAAATGATTTTGGTCTATTGAATAAGAAGCTTTCTGAATATAATGTTTTACTAGAACAGAATAAAACAGTTGAAAATATTATTCAAAGAATTGAAACGTGTGAAAAATCTATACAGAATAATAAAAAATATTTTAAAGTTGAAAATATTGTAG